TCGTGCTCGGCGGCGTGACGGGAGGCGACCAACCTGGTCCGAGCAGAGGAAGGTCAACAGGCGCACATCTTCACGCACAGTTCGGGCCTGGAATAACTGAAGCGCAGGCTATTCAGCTGGTCTACAAGGCCATCGACTTTGGCGCTCAAACCCCACAGGTTGGCGGTCGCCGATTTGCGGGGCACGGTTATCCGGGGCTTGATTTTCCAATGGCAGCAAGCCGATTCACGTTGAAGCCTGGATACAGCGGAACAGATCTTGGCATTCAAGGAACATTAGGCCGAGGCATGCGGATTAGCGGGCCTGGTGGCTCATTCGAGATTGGACATCTTCGAGACGTTACAACCGGGAAAGAGAGTCAACGGCTAGATGAGCAGCAAAAGGCACTTAATGAATCTTATGATGCAGCGCAAAGGCTGGCCCAAGAGCAGCAAAAACTCGCCGAACAACGCGCCAAAGAACAGAAAGACACAATCGACCGCAATAGGAAACTAACCGAACAAGCACAGCAACAAGAGGGCTCCTATTTCGCAAGCCTGCAGGCAACTAAAGATCAGGCAAGATTGCTCGGGGTCATGACTGAGGGGCAACGACTGCTGGAGGAGTTCGCCAATAACATTCTTGACATCGAACGAGACACGGCGAAAGCAAAAGCTGAGGCTCTGACCGAGGACGCGGCAGCGCTTGCGGTTGCAGATGGCGAGCTGAAGAAAAAGAACGCGCTGAACAAGCTGTATCAGGATCAAGCTGCGCTTGAGCAGGCCCGCAATGCAGAGCTGATGGACTTCTCAACCACCAACTCCATCATGCAATCGAGCATCAGCGGCGAGCTGCAAAAACAGGCCGATGCGATGGAGCGCCAGCGCAACATGGCCGAGGGTATCGCGTCAACCATCGGCCAGGGATTCTCGCAGGCGTTTGATCTGGCGATTCAGGGATCAGAGGACTGGAAGCGCAGCCTGTCTGAGATTGCGAGCGGTGTCCTTCGAGACATCGCCAAGCAACTGATTGAGATTGCTGTGATCAATACGATCACCAAAGCGGTCACCGGAATGATCAGTCCTGCGCCAAAGCCGGCTCAAAACGTTCCAGGCTATGGCAGCGCTGGATTCCTAGGCATCGGCACCTTGCCCCAGGGCTCAAACATGCCGCTAGACTCAACGTTCAGCAGCCCAGACTTCCCCGCTGGATTCGTTCCGGAGTTCGCCACCGGCGGCATCATGACGCCCCAGGGTGCGGTGCCGCTGCGGCGTTACGCGCGAGGCGGGATCGCCACGGCCCCGCAGGCGGCGATCTACGGGGAGGGGGCCACCCCCGAGGCGTTTGTGCCGCTTCCCGATGGCCGGCGGATCCCGGTGGCCTTGCGGCAGTATCCGGGCATCCCTGGCGCCCCGGGCACCGGCGGGTCGTTTGAGCAGACCGATGCGGTGGTGCAGCGGCTGGTCGAGACGGCCCGGCAGGAGTCTGCGGTCCGTGCCGCCACCGTTTCCGCCGCTGGACCTGACGGCACCATGCGCATCCAGATCGAGACCACCCGGATCAACTCGGTGGACTACGTCACCGCAGAGCAGGCGCAGGCGCTGGCCCAGGCGGCGGCGACCCGCAGCACGGCCCGGCAGCAGCGGGCCCTCCAGGGCAGCCCGGCGGCCCGGCGGTCGGTGGGGATCTGATGGACCACGACATCGCAGAGGGCGTCTACCTGCAGTTCCTGACCCGAGACGGGGCGCCCACCGGCTATGCGTTCCAGCAGTTCCACGTCGGCGAGACGCGGACCTACGAGGGGGTGGACTATCTGTTCGCGGGGTTCCAATACTCCGGTGCGACGATCGACCTGGGATTCCCGAATGCTGAGGCGGTGCTGGCGTTTCACGCGAACACGCTGGGTCTGAACATCTGGAAGCAAGCGGCGGATGATCTGTGGATCGCCAGGGTGCGCACGGTCTGGCTTGATCCTGAGACGCTGGACGAAACCGGAGTCCAGATGATCGACACCTACGCCGTGACCGGCTACACCCATGACCTGCAGCAGGTGAGCCTGACCCTGGGCAGCCCGTTGGATGCGATCGGCGGCGACTGGCCGCGACGGGTGCTGACCCAGGCGATGGTCGGCGCCCTGCCGCCCACGGGAGACGCGAGGTTCTGATGCTCGGGAAGCGCCGCCAACGACTGCTGCTGCCGATCGATCGGCAGATCATGGCCGCCCTGGGCCTGACGGAGGCGCAGTATCGGCGGTTCCAGCTGGAGGCCGAGCGCAGGAGCCGCCAGCGGCCGGCGCAAGGGCCTCAGGCGGTCCTGCTGATCCCGATCCTGATCAACCTGGCAATCACAGCTGCGCTTACGGCAGCGTCCTACCTGCTGACCCCACGCCCTCGGCTGAAGCAGCCCAGCCGGGCTCGCCCCGGCGAGTTGCGGCAGGAGCAGCAGCAGGGCCAGCAGCTGGTCAGTCGCACCGAGTTCGCGCCGAAGGCGGGGATCAGCAGCAGCCAGGATACGGTTGAGCTGGGCGCCACGGTGCCGGTGGTGTGGGCCCACCGCGAGACGATCGACGGCGTGACCTACGGGGGCGTCAGGGTGAACTGCCCCCTGCTGTGGTCCCAGATGGTGAGCCTGGGCGGCAGCCAGATGTTGAGAGCCGTCTACCTGGTCGGCGAGGCCTCGGTGACGGGCATCGACCCGCAGCAGTTCGCATTTGGGGAGAACCTCCTGTCCGCCTACGACCTGGGGGCGGCCGGTGAGCAGTCGGCCCGGGTGACCCTCTACCACCGCCCTGGCGGGGGACGAATACGCGCGAGCGACCGCATCGCCGGGCGGCTGGCGGCGAACGATCCGGGCAATGCCGAGGCGGCCGGGGCGGGCGACGTGTTTCAGGTGCGGGGACTGAACAACGAGTGGGTCCCGGCGACGTGCTACACCTACACCCCCTCCACCCAGACCACGTTCGGGGTCTACAGCCCGATCGGCAACGGACTGGCGTACCGGGTGAACCCGAGCATCAGGCCGATCACCCAGGCGAATGTCCAGACGCCGCGGGACAAGGCCTTGACGGAGCAGGGCTATGGGCTGATCGTCTGCAGCCGCGACAATGCCGCGACGGCGCAGCGGGCGAAGGACGATGCGATCAGCGCCAGCCGCTGCGGCCTGACCGCCCATCGCCGCGGCGGCAGCCCAGTGGTTGACAACGCCCTGGTGGTTGATGACGAGCTGGACCTGCTGCTGGATGCCAGCACCGAGGCGGCGCTGACGTTCGGGTCTGGGGACTACAGCGAGTCGCGGGGCGACATCGGCTCAGCGGTCGCCGGCCGCCAGCGCGGCTGGGACGATGCGCTGATCGTTGGGGAGCTGTACCGGATCGGGTCGGCGGTGTGCGTCTGCAGCGCCAGGAGCCCATCGGACGACACGTTCCGGTCTGACGTGGATCAGCAGCCGATCGGCGGCGGGGTGAGCGTGACGGCCACGTTCAAGGTGGTGGAGGCCGGCGCGGCCGACTTCCCTGGCACTGGTGGCACCAGATCGGGGACCGCGGCTCCGCACGTGCTGCGGATGGCCCGGGCGACCGTGGCGGTGCCGCAGCCGGCGCAGGTGATCGAGATCGGGATCCGCTCAACGGTTGGCATCAGGGTCGGCGGGTTGATGAACTTCCGCGACGCGCTGCCCTATGCGGAGGTCGATGGCCGGGCATGCGACTACATGAACCTGAGCTACCTGCCGCCAAATCAGATCCTGCGGGTGACGATCTACCAGAGCGGGACGATCACGCAGACCGAGACCCGATATTCGTTCTGGCGGGTGCGCTACCGGATCGCCGGCAGCAGCAGCAGCTGGTCAACCCTGCCGCAGCTGTTCGGCGCGGCCGGCAGCACCCAGCAGGCTCAGTTCGGATTCCTGAGGCTGGAGTTCCCGACGCGGCAGCGGTGGGAAGTGCGAATGGACCCGGTGAGCGGATGGGAGGTGCGCAGCGGCACGGCCACCGGTGACCTGGTGGTGATCGACGCGCGGCTGTCGACCCTGCTGACCGTGGGCGATGGGTCGGTGGTGGTGCGAGTGCCGGGCGACATCGTGCCACGCCAGTCATCAACGTTCCAGATGCCATGCACGATCAACACCCGCGGCGGAATCGGGATGCCGAATGTTGACGGCGGAAACTACGTCGATGAGTGGGCCCGGCTGGCGGAGCAGTTCGTCTACGACGAGATCACCGCCAGCACGGGTGCGCCTGAGCACGAGGTGACCTACGTCAATGTGATCGACACGGCGCCAACGACACCGAGCTACGACAATCTGACGCTGGTCGGCGTCAACATCCGCAGCAGCAGCGAGGCGACCCAGCTGGGCCAGCTCAGCGTCTACGTCAACGACGGGATTAACGGGTCACACTCATTCCCTGAGCTGCTGGCGGAGGGGCTGCAGAACGAGCGCTACGGGGTCGGGTCCATCCTGAGCCCGCTGCAGGTCGATGCGGCGTCGTTCGCCTACGCCACCGAGTGGACCAGAGGGCGCAGGTACTTCTACGACGGTGCGCTGCAGCAGCCGGTCAATATCCGCAGCTGGGGCAACGACACCGCGGCTCTGTTCCTGCTGGATCTAGTGACCCGCAACGGAGTGAGCTACCTGCAGCCGGCGGTGTTGTTTGATCAGGCAGAGGAGATCACGGGCCTGTTCAATGCCGGGAACATCGTCGAGGGAAGCTTCAAGCTGAGCTATGTGGATCAGGCCGAGCGCCAGCCGTGCCGAGTGTCGCTGAAGTGGCGGGAGGAGCGTCGGGCCGAGGGCGACGGCAGCAATCGAGGCCTGTTCCCGGTCGTGCGAGAGGTGACGGTCAGAGAGGCCGGCACGAGCGAGACGGCACCGCTGGAGACCCTGGACCTGTCGGACTGGTGCACGAGCGAGCGCCACGCGATTGACGTGGGGAAGCTCAAGGCGCGGCTGAAGCGGTTGATCACGCATCAGGTGACGTTTGAGACGGTGCCCCAGCAGGCGACGCTGAGCCCCGGGCGGTGCTTCCGGCTGGCGATGGAGACGGTGGCCTACGCCAACCCGCGCAACGGGGCGATCCTGGCGGATGGCACAATCACCGCAAGCGAGCCCCTCGCCGACGGCACCTACGACGTGCTGCTGTGGGATGGCGTGGGGCAGATCCAGGAGGTGCAGCTGCAGGTCCTGGATGGCAAGGCGGTGGGCCGGGCCTCGGCGGTGTTCACCCTGGCGGACGTGTTCGGGACGGAGACGACCTACAAGGTCCAGTCGATGGCGTTTAACGAGGCGGGCAATATCGAGGTGACGGCGCTGCACTGGCCGACGGATCAGCAGGGCATGAGCGACGTGTCAGCGGGCTGGGAGGTGGCAGGCAACTGGGTCATTGAGGGGGCCATCGGCAGCACCGACGCGCCGGGAACGATCACCAGCAGTTTCACCGGCGTGACGATCACAGGGCCCGGGACCCTGACCGTCGGGGTGGCTGGCAGCTATGCGGCGGTGATCAGCGGGACCGGGACCGGGTTCACCTACAGCTGGAGCGGGGCGGGCCTGACGTTCGGCAGCCCCTCGGCGGCGACCACGACGATCACGGCCAGCAGCGCCGGCAGCAAGACCGCCAGCTGTGCGGTAACGCGCGGGGGCACGACGATCACCGACACGCACCCGATCCTGGCGGTCGCGGCTGATGCGACCACGACGATCGGCACCGTGACCATCAGCGGCGCGACGACCGGGACCAGCCCGGCGACGGCGAGCTACTCGGCAGCGGTGTCCGGGACCGCAACGGACCTGAGCTACAGCTGGACGGCGCCTGTGGTGCCGGCGGGCGGAGTGGCCACCTGGGACGCCACGAACCTGGCGACGGCCTCGGCGACGCTCACCGGCGCCGGCACCTACCAGCTGGCGTGCCGGGTCACCAGCTATGCGGCGACGGACCGGATCGTTGACAAGGCGGTGACGTTCAACCTGTCGACGGACACGGCGACGGCAACGGCGCACGGGCTCGCCGCGGGCGATCCGGTGACATTCACCGCGACCA